GGAGACTTAGCAGATTTGTATGGTTCCTAATATAACTTAAATTTCTAGAAAGTAAAGGAGGCTATATGCCTAGAAAACATGATAAACCTGATTACAATATTAGTGATAAGATTGCGGATCAGATAAGAGATGCAGTCCACAAAGGATTAGATGGTAATCTTATTGTTAAGAGTGCTAAAAGGTCTAGAACGCAAGCACAGATTGATAGAGATACAAATCCTACAGAGGATCAAATAAAGAACAGGTGGTCCGAAGGGGTGTCTGGAAATCCTGCGGGAAGACCTAAAGGTTCAAAAAATAAAATAACTGGAGTTTTAGAAGCTATTACTAGGGGTGATGGATTAAGCCCTGCTGAAATGATGATGGAGATTGCAAGACGTCAATTTGCTCAAGAAACTACAGCTGGTGATGCATTGGCACTTAAGGTTATCGTTGAGGCTAATAAGTTTATTGAAACTACTGCGGATACTAAAGCTACACTTCAAGATGTTAAAGCAATGTCAGACGATGAGATTCGTACAGAAGTATTAAGATTGGTAGGAAACGATAAGTAGGAGTATTATTATGAAACATGACCCTCAAGAGTTGTTGCTAGAGATGCAGAGGAGAGAGTCTTGGAAGCTTTACAAGGACGACCCATTAAAGTTTATAAACGAATGTTTGTGGATATATCCTAAAGACCCCTCACAGGGTAAGATAAAGCTTACAGTTAATAAGGCACAGGAATTAGTTGTTGCAGAGTTTGTTAGACAGATGAAGGATACTGGTAGGGTGAGAATGATTATCGCCAAGTATAGACAGGCAGGATTTAGTACAATATCCTCAGCTCTTATCTTCCACAGGTCTTTATTCTTTGAATCTACTCGGTCTGTTATTATTTCCTTAGACAAGCCAACAACAGAAAGTATTTTTAGTATGTCACAAACCTTTTGGGAAAACCTTCCTCAGGAATTAAAGCCCATACTCTCTCAAGCTAATAAAAGAGAGATGAAGTTTGAAGACAACAAGAGTATGTATAGATGTTTTACAGCCGGTGCAGACAATCCCGGACGAGGAACAACTAACACAGCTCTTCTGTGTGATGAAACAGCGTTCTTCCAGAATGCCGCTAAAGTTATGGCTGGTCTTTTCCAGTCAATATCTACAGCAAAAGGAACAATCATTATTATTAATAGCACCTCTAATGGTGCTCAAGGTGTTTACTACGATCTATGGAATAAGGCTGAGAAAGGGGAAGGACAATTCACCCCATTATTTGTTCCTTGGTATCTTCAAGATGAATATACGCTTGAAGTTCCTGACGATTTAGAGATGACTTTAGATGAAAAGAAGTTAAAAGAACAATGGTCCCTTACAGATGGGCAAATTTTCTGGAGACGAATAAAAATATCTGAAACATCAACCTCTACATTTAAACAAGAATATCCCTTCACGGCTGAAGAATCCTTCATCCAATCGGGATCAAACGTGTTTGATATGGAGGCAATTAAGAAGTACATATCAACACCATATGCTTCGCTTAGAGCTTTCAATAGAGAGTACGCTTCGTTCGATGAGAATGAGGACGGTCACCTAAGTGTGTGGGAGCCACCAGCCAGAGATAGTAAGTACCTAATAGGTGCAGACGTCGCAGGTGGTGTCGGAGGAGACTACAGTGTAGCAGTGGTAATGGACAGCGATAGAAATATTGTTGCCATGTACAGGAATAATAAGATCGACCCTGTTTACTTCGGTCAAGTTTTATTCTACCTAGGAAGATGGTATCATAACTGTCTTTTGGCCTGTGAGAGCAACTCAATAGGTCTTGCAACATTACAACAGTTGTTCAGCATGAATTACCCATCGATATACCAGCAAAAGAAAACTGCCAACATAAGGCAAGCATCTGATGTTACATCTTTAGGTTTTAGAACAACATCTGCTTCAAAGACTCCAATCATATCAAACTTACAATCGCTTATTAAGGATTATGATATAAACATCCCGAGTCAAATTATTCTCGACGAGCTTAGAAACTATATACTCGTTGGAGATAATCAAAAAATGACAGCAGCACCCGGACACTATGACGACACAGTTATGGCTTTAGCTATATGCTGCGAAGCATGGAGAACACATGGACATGCATTAACAAACCGAGCGTTTTCGTTCGGGGAATCAAATAACTATTCAACCCAGATAGAAACTAACTGGATTTAAAGGAGCGAGAGAGAATGGATCACTCAAAAATAACCGACGAGGAATTGTTAGCATCAATTGACTCAAAGGTAAGGAATAGTGTAGGCGGAGCTACGGGGTCATCAGACCTCTCTAAAAAGCGAGAAAGTTCTACATACGAATATACTATGGACCCTAGGGGTGATTTAGCACCACAAGGCGTATCAAAAATTGTATCCTCGGATACTGTTGAGATTATCGAGGGGTATACGTCCTTGCTAGTAAAGCTATTACTAGATAACAATAAATTAGCAAATTTTATACCTAGGTCTGCGACAGCTAGAGACATCCATGATGCCAAAACAGCATCAGACATAGTTAACTACTGTATCTTTAATAAGAACGATGGTTGGAGAATTATTAACACTTGGATCAAATCTTCATTATTATATGGAAACGGAACGGTTAGCTGGATATGGGAAGAGGCAGCAGATTATGAAATAGAAGAGTACGATGAGATTCCTGAGGCTGTTCTTGACGAACTCCTTGCGGACTCAAACGTTGAGATAGTGGGCGAACTGGAAATCAGCGAAGAAATTAACCCTGAGAACCCTGAGATCGTCTATCAGAATGTCCGACTAAGAAGAAAGGTAGATAAGTCTAGAGTGACTTTCGATGCCATTCCTCCTGAGACATTCTTAATCAACAGGTCGGCAACGAGCATTCAAAGTGCCTCGTTTATTGGAAAGGTAACTGAGTTGTCTCATTCAGAGATTAGACAAATGTTTCCTGAGTTCAAAAAGGATCTAAGCGAACTAGGCGAAAACGCAGAATCTTCAAGAGGCAGTCATTGGTCCTCTGAGAAGTTCTCACGTAGAGACGCTACTGGTATTGAAAACCTTGGTTATGAAGAAGAAGACGAGGAAGCCAATACTATTGTAGAAGTTATCGAGTGCTGGATTAGATCGGACAGAGATGGTGATGGTATTGCTGAATTAAAGCATGTTATCAAAGCTGGTGAAGATATCCTTTTAGAAGAAGATGTCTCATACATCCCTGTGGCTGACCTGAACCCTATTGAAGTGCCTCACGAACACTTTGGACTATCTTTATCAGATATGGTCCGCCCACAAATGCAAGCTACTACAGCTATCATGCGTGGATTCGTTGAGAATGTTTATTATGGTAACTACGGAAGAACATTAGCAGATCCTAATGTTGTTGACTTCGCAGCTTTACAGAACCCTGTTCCTAAGCAAATTATCGCTACGAATGGTACACCTGTAAACTCTGTTCAACAACTAAACCCTGAGCCTATCAGCTCTGGGACACAAGGTATGTTAGAATTCTTACAGTTGCAGAAAGAGCAAGCTACTGGATTAACAAAAGCATCTATGGGTCTTAATGACGCACTATATGTTTCTGGAAACTCAGCAGAGAAGACAGCACAAGCTCAATCAGCAGCTCAAATTCGTATCGAACATATAGCTAGAAGATTTATGGAGACAGGTCTTAAAGACTTGTGTAGAGGTCTTCTTAAAGAAATGAAGCAGAATATTAAAGAAGATATGATGTATAAAACCGAAGCCGGTTATGCGTCCATCTCTCCTTTGGATCTGCAAAGAATACCTTCAAATATGGATTTGGATATTCAAGCCAATCTTGGTGAAAACTCAAACTCTTCCCTGCAACAAAAGCTTGGGAAAGTGGCTGAGCTATTACCTATGATGGCACAAGACCCAGAGGCTAGAAAGTATATTTCTCCTCAGGCTGCTATGAACTTAGGAACTCAAATGATTAACTCAATGGGCTTTGACCCGCTGGATTACTTCGTTGACCCTGAAGACCAGCAGACAATGGATCTTGTTCAGAAGCAAATCGATCAAGAGGCGCAAGGTGCACAACAGGCTAAAGAGCTTGAGATGAAGACCATCACAGCAAACATTAGTTTGGTTAAGGCTGAAGTTGACAATAAGAAGATTGACAACAAGAGGCAATTACTAGAAGCGCAGGATGAATCAAATCGTAAGTGGGCTGAGTTGGAGATTAAGGCTGTTCAAGCTGGAACACCTCCAATCAAAACTGTACCACTAGACTTTCCAACTCTTTATACAGACACGGAAGGTAACGAGAAGAGACAGGCTGAGCATGAGCAAATGAAACAGCAAGCCGCCCAACAGCAGCAAGCTGGTCAAGAGCCACAACAATAAGTAGTTAAAAGGAGACGTTGAGAGATGAACTATAAACGTACTCCCGGACACAAAAGCGTCGAGGGGAAGCCTAAAAAGGTGACCCCTTACGATGACGCCCAAAGGGTTCTGGAGAAAGGATGGGGTTGTGAAGATTTAAAAGACACAATGACATTCGTATATGAAGACTTGATGAATGATTTATTCAAGGCTTGGATTGAGACTAAACATCACGAAACCCAAGCAAGAGAATTTATCTATCACCAAGCGGTTTCGCTAGGGGCAGTTCAAGCTAACATAGAGAGAGCAGTTACAGCGAAAACTAATAAAACTCGTGAGCTAGAAGGAGATGATGATGAGTAGAGAAAGAAAAGCTATTGAGAATTTAGAGTCGATTATTTCGGTAATGATTAATGATATGAGTATTGGCGCATCCTATGTTAGGACAAATGCGTCTTCATGCTTAGATATGATTAATCTTGTTGATAAAATCCAAGCTAGAATCCCAAAAGATAAAAAGAAATAGAGGTTCTTGAAGAACCCTTGATGAGAGAAGTGAGAGTTGTTCAAGACTCTCTTTAACAAAAAGGAGAACTTAAATTATGAGTGAAAATTCTACCGGCTCAGCCGATGATGCAAACACGAATGATTCAGTATTTGAAGGCGCAATGGATGATGCAATTGATAGTTTATTAGATAAAGCAGTTGAAAGTGGAACACTACAACCAGCTTATGATGAACAGGACGAAGCATCTACCCCGAGCGAGGACGAGGACACAGAAGAACTTGAAGGCGAAGAAGAAGACCAAGCTGACGAGGACGCTGAAAATGTTGATGAAGATGAAGATGATGCCACCGAAGACGAGGAAGAATCCAAGGATGATGAAGAATCTACCCTTGATGATGAAACTGAGGAAGAGGAAGAAGGCGAGCTAGATATGGACTTTATGGTTCCCGTTAAAGTTGACGGAGAAGAATCAGAAGTTACATTAGAAGAGCTTGTTAAAGGCTATCAAACTAATCAGAGCCAGACTAAGAAAGGTCAAGAATTGGCAGAACAGGCCAAGGAACTAAAAGTTGCAAAGGATAAGGCAGATTTGTTTTCGCAAATTAATGTCGAACTTCTTAAACAGCAAGATGATAGAGATAAGAGCTTACTAAAGAGTCGCAAGGACATTATGGACTTGGTGGCGAAGGGTGAGTATGTAGAAGGCGTTGATGATGACCTAGCTACTTTGCAATACAAGTACAAGTCCTTAGAGGATGAGTATATTACTCGCAAAGCAGATAGAGACTCAACAGTGTCCAAGATGGAAGAGGCAAACAAAGAGAGATATGAAGAGGTCGTTAAGGAGCGTGTTGAAAATTTCCAAAAGGAAATAAAGAACATCATCCCTGACTGGTCTACTGAGATCGCTCAAGAAAACTACAAGTTCGCAATTGATCAAGGAATCCCTGAGGGGTTTGTTGCGTCAATTACCGATCCTGAGATTGCCAAATTCATCGATGACTACAGAAGACTAAAATCTTCATCGTCTAAAGGTGCTGTTAAGAGAAAGAAAGTCCCTGTAAAGAAAGTTCCTAATAAAAAGCCTGTTTCTGATAAAGTTAAACAGAAGAGCAAGACAAGCAAAGCACGTTCACGAGTCCAAAAAGGAAAAGGCTCCGACAGCGACTTTGCTACAATCAACGATGGAATCTACGATGATATTTTTGATGGGTCTGAACTCTTCTAGCTATTTATAGGAGAAATTATAATGGCAACTGTATTTAATACAACAAACGCGGGTTCTCAACGTGAGGACCTAGCGAACTTCATCTCAAACATTGTTCGTGATGAAACACCATTCATGTCATCGATTGGCAAGACATCTGCAAAAGCATTGTTACATAGCTGGTCAACTGACGAGCTAGCTGTACCGGGTGCTAACAACGCTGCTGAAGGCGCTGGCTTCCCAAGTACTGTTTCTGCGGGTCCTGAAATCGTTCAACTTACCAACCAAACACAAATCTTTACTAAGTCTATCGAAGTATCAGGCTCAGTTGAGGCGGTTGATAAAGCTGGTCGTAAGTCAGAATTCAAATACCAATCTACTAAGCGTGGTAAAGAATTGATGCGTGATATCGAATGGGCTCTTACAACTGGTAAAGGTGTTAAATCATCATCAGGCAACCGTTTGATGGGTGGTTTTCAATCATGGGTTCCAGCTGGTAACACAGTAAACGCTTCTGGTGGTGCTATCACTTTAGGTAACGCTACTGGTGCAGATGTACCAACTTCTGCTGGTACTGCAGCTGCATTCTCTTTGTCACAAGTTGACCAAGTAATGCAAAACTGTTACGAGAATGGTGGACGCCCTAACACTCTTATGATGTCTCCAAGAGTTAAGAGAACTTTCTCTACAGCTGCTCAAGGTCAAGCTGCCAACGGTAACGTTCGTCGTAACATTGACGATTCTGGTAAGCTACGTCAATCAGTTGAAATCTATGAGACTGACTTTGGTGTTGTTAAGGTTGTCCCTAACTATGTTATGGGTTCAACTGGATCAGGTGCTGGCGCGGCTAACGCTGCTGCAGACGACAACGTACTAGTCTATGACGCTTCAACGTTTAAGATGGCTGTACTACGTCCATTGCATCACAGAGACATCTCTGAAGATGGTGACCGTCTACGTGCGCTTATGGTTCACGAGACTACGCTGGAGTGTGCAAACCCTTCTGCTAACGGTCTGATCGACAACCTAAGCTAAACACTTAGTACTTTACCCCCTATCTACACGATGGGGGGTATTATTTATGGAATATATATGAATAGAAATATAACAAAAGATGGCTTTGGAGCCTCTCAGGATATAGAAGAGCATCTAAAGTACGCACATGCTATGAGAACCGATATCCAGCAAAATACCACAGTGCGTAGCTTTGCAATCATCCCCGACATTGTTGCTATTGATATATATTCTAAGCACAAGATTGACGTACACTCAGAAGAGATTATGTCTAATCCTGCACAATTGTCGAAACTACAAAGAATAATTCGACAGGAATATCCTAGACTCTTAACAGGCGGGATTACAAATAGATTTAATATGGGAGGTCAATAATGGCGATTAATAACCAAGCATCCTTAAGGCTAGCTATCGCTGACTGGCTTAATAGAGGGGATTTAACAGATTCTCAGATCGACACGTTTATCGAGATAGCGGAAGCCAGAGTTTACGAGGTTCTTAGAGTTCCGACTCTTGAAGCTGTTGATGGCTTTTCAGTCGCTGAAAGCGATTCTAGCGTAATACTTCCAACTGGATTTAATGAGTTAATAGAATTAAGAAAGGAAGGTACAGGAACCTGCTCCATATCTGAGCATACAACAAGGTCGGCTTGTAGTTCTGCTTCAGGAACATGGACAGACTCCGACAAGGACGATAACATAACTCTGCGAAGGGTTGATGGTCAAACTTTTCACAACAATAGAATTCCGAACGCCTTTACTAGAGAGCTTGGAACACTTCTTATTACAGATGAAAACGGAGCAAGAAAGGCGTCAGGAGAGTACTTATTAAAGTATTATAAATCTGAAGACGCAATTGGAACTATGAGTTCAGCAACACCACCGGTGGAGCAGGTGCCTTGGATACTTCTTGTTGAGTATGAGGTAATTCTTTTTGCGGCCTTGGCTGCGGCTCAAATCTTTCTTGGGGACTTTGATGCTGAAAATAAATATAACGAACTAACTAATCGTAAAATATCAGCGTTAAACGAAAAGACTAAGAAGGCAGATTTAAGGGGCGGTATCTTTACCTCAAACTTTTCTTCAAATTTAATTTAAAGGAGGGGAGATGTCTAATAGAAATTCTTTTTATGATGGAGCATCATCATATAGAGTTGTTGTAAATAACTCTTCTGGAGCAGTTGGTCACGATGTCTCTATTGACAGTTCTTTGGCAGCTGCTCAATTAGCAGAAGAAAATGCAACAACATCGGCTGCTTCTGCGTCGGCTTCGGCAGCTGCTGCACTAACCTCACAAAATGCTGTAAATGACATCATACCAACTGGCGGTGATGATGAGATGATCCTTGTAAAGAATAGCGCAACCGATCACGACTTAAAATGGACTAGTACGCTAGACAACACAACTATAGACGCCTCTATGAATGGCGGATATTTTTAATTCAAGGAGAAATTCATGGCAAATACAATTAAAATCAAAAGAGCTGCGAGTAGCAGTTCAAGCGCACCATCATTAGCAGAGGGAGAATTAGGTCATAATGAATACAGTAAGCTTCTTTATATTGGAACCAGTGGTGGAAACATACAAGTTATTGGTGGTAATACTGATGTAACAAAGTTAGCTACAATTGAGACAAATGCTGACGTAACAGACACAGCTAATGTAACATCTGCTGGTGCTTTAATGGACAGCGAATTAGCTGGACTTGCGGCAGTAAAAGCTACAACAGGTACATTCCTAACTGCTGACCAAACTAAACTAGATGGTATAGCAGCAAGTGCTAATAATTACTCTTTACCAGTTGCTTCCTCGACTGTTTCAGGTGGTATTAAGGTTGGTGCAAACCTAACAATAACTGGTGGCGTTCTCGCCTCAGCCAGTTCGTATTCTCACCCAACACATCCGGGCGACGACCTTTCTGTAGATACTACAGCCTTAACAGGCGCCACAGTAGTTAGTGACATTGACATCAATGTAACAACGGATACACTTGGACACGTTACAGATGCTAACGGCACTGTATCTACTCGTGAATTAAGTTTGGGTGATCTTGGCTATACAGGTGCAACCGATGCTAATAACTATTCACTACCAACAGCTACCTCAAGTGTATTAGGTGGTGTTAAGAATGGTGCTGGAATAACAAACACAGCAGGTGTTCTTTCGGTTTCTACAGCATACTTAGCTAGTGGTCATGATGCCTCTAATGTAACGTCCAGCAAGATAACAAACTGGGACAATGCCTATTCATGGTATAACACAATGACCACAGCTGATGGTGATAGTGTTATTGATACTGTGACTGAAATAGTTGCTGCATTCGAGAACCATGCTGAAGGCTTAAATCTAATTACAGAGCTTGATGCAAAACTAACTGCATCATCTACAATTGACGGCGGTACATTCTAAATATTTCTAACCCGCTTATATAAGCATTTAAGGGAGTCATACATATGGCAAATACGATTAAGATAAGACAGAGTGCGACTGCAGACAAAGTTCCTACTACTGATAATACAATAACTGGCACACCAACCATAGCACAAGGTGAGTTAGCGATAAATACGGCAGACCAGAAGTTATTCTCTTCTGACGGGTCAAGTGTTTTTGAGCTTACTGGCGGTAGTGGAAGTGGAGACATTACAACCACAGCCCTAACGGCCTTTCCAACAGATACTGATGCCGCCTCTTCAGACTTTATTCCTGTATACGATGTTAGCGCATCTAGATGGGAGAAGCAGACAATAGCCAATGCAGCATTGCAAGGAGCTACAGGTGCTACAGGAGCCGCTGGAGCCGATGGCGCTACAGGAGCAACTGGCGCTACAGGTGCAGACAGCACGGTAGCTGGACCAACAGGAGCAACTGGAGCCACAGGACCAACTGGTGCTACAGGTAGTCAGGGACCAATAGGTAATACTGGTTCACAAGGACCTACAGGTTCAACAGGTGCCACAGGCGCTACCGGCGCTACAGGAGCTACGGGAGCGGATGGTGATGATGGTGCTGATGGTGCTGATGGTAACTCAGATTACACAGAAGCCACAAGTGCGCCAAGCTCACCGTCAAATGGTGATATGTGGATGGATACGGCTGACGCTATTCTTTACCAGAGGCAAGAAGGCTCTTGGGTTCAGATATCAACAATGTCCATGCCTATTAACGAAATTCCGGCAATAGCTGCTAGTACGAATGGTCAATACCTATCTAACGATGGCACTGATTCTGAGTGGATAGACTTGGTATCGCTTCCAGATCAAGGTGGCAATAGTAGCAAGCTTCTGACCACCAATGGTTCTGCAGCTTCATGGAACCTTCTGGGGGCTAGTCAATTTGCCAGTAACCTAGACTTATCTGGGAAAGTGTCACAAATAGGTGATAGTAATACCACAGAGATAAGGTTTACAAGTTCTGAGATAGAGTTTGTAGTTAACGGAACAATTGTGGCTAGCATACAATCAAATGGTGATTTCCACGCAGGTGGAACTGTTATAATTAATGACGCAACACCGGGTTCTTAAGGAGAAGATATGGCTTTACAAAATACAGGGGAAATGAGTTTAGACACCGTTGTCACCTTTTATTCGCTATCGACTGGAGAGGTTGACGCAGAGACGTTTTACAGAAGCGACTCAGGTGTAGTTAGAAAGACTTATAATCAAATCAACAACACTAATAAAACGGCTAACCCGACACCTATTAACAATCAGGTTCCAGAGTCTGGCGAGTTCTCTCTTGCGAACCTTTATGGTGCCGAGAGAGTGAGAAGTACATCAACCACTTTCCCCGGTAATACTAATCCAGCTCCCTCTACACCGGGTAATTGGAACCCAGCTCCCTCTACACCCGGTAATTATAATGGTAATACCCCGGGTAATTGGAACCCTACTACTCCCGGTGATGGTCCGGGCGGTCCTCCTGTTTTCGGGGACAGCAGTAATAACCCGTCTCCCGGTAATTTAAACCCCTCTACTCCGGGTAATTGGAACCCTAGCGCTTCTACTCCGGGTAGTTTGAACCCTAGCGCTTCTACTCCGGGTAATACAAACCCAACAGTGAATGTCAGCCATGAAGAATTATTCTAAATTAAGGCACAATAACAAGGCACATCAAGTTTGTGTGCACTCTAAGGGTTTTACAGAGAATCTTTTGGAGAAGATAGATGTTGGTGTAAGAAAGCTAACCCTTAAGAAAGGAACAACAGGGGGTGATAATAATCCGCCTCCTAAAGAAATAAGAGATAGTGATGTTAGCTTCTTTGAACATAGAGACTCTCCTTGGTTCCACGAAAGAATGCAGAGTATAGTGCACAACGTAAATGAAGAGTGCTACCACTTTGATTTGGATGGGTCAGGCGCCTACCAGTACACTGAATACAAAGGTGATGGTGGGCATTATAGTTATCATTCAGATACATGTGATTTTGATCCCGGACTAGGCACTAGGAAGTTGTCAGCGATTCTGATGCTTTCTAATTGTGATGAGTACAGTGGTGGTAATCTGATATTATGTGCCATGGGTATTGAGGAAGTAATAAAACTAAATCGAGGGGATATTGCTATTTTCCCAAGTTACTTCTTGCATAAAGTGGAACCAACTACTGATGGCCTGAGAAGGACGATAGTTAACTGGAATTATGGACCGGAGTTCGTATAGTATGGATGAGATTAAACACAAATTACAAAGGTCTTTTATTTATAAAAAAGACGACGCTCTAACTAGTGAGCAGTGTGATGACATAATAAGGCTGTTTAAAGGTTTACAGGACAGGTATGGAGACGAAAGTCCATCAGACGACCCACGTATCAGCCATGATTGGAACCAAGTTAACTTTAGGAAAGATAAATCTAGATTCCTTCAAGACATTAGGACTTATTATTCAGAGGCTGATAAAAGGGAAAATTACAGACTTTGTGAAATATTTTTTAAGGCAATTGATCTTGCAACAGAAGAGTATATTAAAAAGATGGGACAGGGCTTGGGTGATTTGAAACCCGACGGTATGAAATTGCATTATAACGCAAGAGGAAGTCACTTCTCTAGTTGGCATTATGAATACAGCGGAGATAGCGAGAGGTACAAATCTAGAGTTCTTGTGTACGCAATAAACCTTACAGATTATGCAGAAGGTGATGAACACAGTGGTATAGAGTTTCTTTACCAAGGTGTGCATGTACCACCTAAGAAGGGACAGTTGCTAATGTTCCCAGCAGACTTTACACATACACACAGGGGTAATCCAAACTATGTTGCGGATAGATACTTCGCCACAGGTTGGCTTTTAGACAACTGCAAGGATTACTAATGTTCTCTGAAGACAAGTACGAGGTGATTAGGGGTGGAATAAGTGAAGAGTTATCGTTTATCTCTCATATGTATTTGTCTGTCAAAAGCAAAGCAGCTAAATACGTGGAAGAAAGGGGTGAATCTCTTCCTTCTGGAGAGGGTTTTGGATGCACACAAACCAGATGGAGCTACACCTTGTACGGAGACCCTTTAATGGAGGTTTTGCTTTTACACTGCCTCTCAGAGATAGAAAGAGTGACAGCCACTAAGTTAATACCTACATATGCATATGCCAGACAGTACGTTAAGTCAGAGCAACTTGCTAGGCATAAGGACAGATCCTCGTGCGAGCTATCTGTAACTATGAATCTTGGCGGGTCTTCTTGGCCTATATTCCTATCAACCGATGGTTTGGATGGTGAGGACATAGAAACGGGTTATATACAAGGTAACAGCAATGGGACGCCTATAGTGCTTAATCCCGGAGATATGTTGATATACAAGGGTTGCGATTTAGAACACTGGAGAGAGCCTCTTGAAGAGGGTGTTTGCTCTCAGGTGTTTCTTCACTTTAAAGAATATCTTGACAAAGACTCTTTAAAATACAAATTTGATACTAGAGATTTATTAGGGTTACCTCCAAGATGGAGGCGAGACGACCTTTAAAAGGAGATATTTATGGGAATGCCAACAAGTGGTTTAAGTGACGGTCAGATATACACACATAGTGATGGCCGTAGATGGGAGTATGTGTCGGCCAAGGGCGCTTGGAAGATTAAACAAGAAATAAGCGAGAACGAATCAAGATATGTAGGAGCCACAGGCTCTACAGGCCCAACAGGATCCACTGGCCCTCAGGGGTCTACTGGTTCTCAAGGAGCTACTGGTTCTCAAGGAGCCACTGGAGCTACAGGGTCTCAAGGAGCTACTGGTGCTACTGGTGCTCAAGGACCACAAGGAGAGGCCGGTACCGCAGAAGGTGCCGTCCCTATGGTCTCTGGTGTTGCTACTGTAGGTGACGGAAGCACATCTCAACTCAAGTTCACAGCAAACAGTACTCAACTTGGGTATCTCACTGCACAACATGAAGATTCTCTATCAGGAACACCTTCTGCAGGTTATAGTTTTCACTTCAGTTCTACAGAGTCAACAACGAATGTTGTCCTAGATAATGGTGGTAAATTCGTAGGAACAGCCACCTCAGCTAACTGGGCTGACCTTGCAGAGAAATACGAGGCAGATGATGTCTACGAAACCGGAACTATACTAGGTATAGGTGGTTCTAAAGAAGTAACCTTATTCAACAAAGGAATACCTGTTGCAGGTGTTGTCTCTAGTGAGCCAGCATTTCAAATGAACAACTCTGAAGAGACCAAAGATTGGCCGTTCATAGCTTTAAAAGGACGGGTTCCAGTTCTAATAGAAGGAACCGCTAAGAAGGGTGATTATATCATTGCACATCAAGATGGGAAAGGAAGAGCTGTAAAAGAACTGCACTCTTTAGATAGAAGAGATAGATTTATAGGAGTGGCTTTAGCAGACGGTAATGGTACAGTTGAAGTTAAAATTTAGGAGTACGGTATGAGCATGACAGCCAGCCAACTAGACACATGGTTAAAAGATAACGCTAGAGACCAATTAAGAACATTTAACAAAACAATAACGATTACAGCTACCGTATGGACACAGGGTACCGGTGCCGATAGTGGGACATCTACTTCTGCAACTAGTCCAAACTGGAATTTAACCTCCGCAGCCTCTTCTGTTTTTACTGGCGACCTAGATAGTGGAATTGGTTCTGGTTTGATTGCAGACGCTGACGATGTTGCAGCATCTATAGTTAATACTGTGCGCTCTGCTGTGGATGAGATAGAGGGGGCTATAGGTAATGTAAGCTGGAACGCACAGGTGTGCCACAGCAGTTGTCATACAAATTGTCACACCTCAAGGGGGAGAAGGTAATGATAGAACAAAGTTGTTATTATTTAAACAATAAAAAATATGTATCATCCATACTTGGTCTTGACGGCCTAATGGAAGAAGTGGCGTCTTTTTACTCAAACTCATCATCACAAAGAAAAGTAGTGATTGTTGGACATGGTGATGACACTATTTTTGAAGGTAGTTTTAAAAACACAGTGCACGATACAGTAAAGAAGTACAATCCTATTATTGATGATGCTGGAATAAGCGAGATTGTCTCATTTAAGAGCTACGCAGAAGCTGATAATCTTGACTATCTTAATAACCCTGACAAGGTGTTTATGCTGTTTACAGATGAAACGGACATGCTTCGTGTTTATCTAAAGTATTCTGACTGGCTGTTAAGTGGAGTTGCCGACTATACAAGCGATGTGCTAACCGACCTTTCTACTCGTGTTATGCAAAGAGATATAGAGTTTGCGACAAATACGGCTCTAACAGTAGCTTTAGTAGGCTCAACAGTTGAGACTATGTTTGCTGATGAAGATAGATACGAGTCTTCTGGAACGATTGCACCCGGTAAGTTTTGGTCATATGACGTGTTGTTTTACATGCAAGACCATATGTCGGGGAACACAGTATCTGCCGGCATCTTAGCTGAGAAGTACGCAATCCATTCTTCAAAATTAGTGGGAGAGGCTATTCAGTCCACAATCTCACGCTCAAGTATTATCTCTCCGCTTGTTGGAATTGTTGATTACTTGGTTGCACAAGGTGACACGACATACACTAGAGAATCCTTCATTCAAAGCATTTGGTATCAAGAGAACAATACGCTGGTCTTATATACACTTAGAGACTTTATAGCATATGTTGGAACTGTTGACGGACTAGTAGATAAGTTAAAGAATCATCAGAGCTGGGAGTATTACGACATCTATTTCGACCTTCAGCATTCATTACCTATCTTGGTCAATTTCTTAGAGGGTACGAGTGTTGATTCAATCGATAAGACGGATGTAGAGTTCTTTCACAGACGCATGAAGCGTATACCGTATATATTTTGGACGGTAGAGCCACTAATATAAGGAATCATAATGTACACATTACCATTAAATCCAATAGATCTTACTGAGATATACAAAAAGAAACTAGAGGACGATTCATTTGTTCTTTTTGTTGATTATGTTAAATCAAGAGAGTCTTTGACAGCTAAGCAGATATTAATTTATCTGTCGAACACAGGATTTACTGCGGCCTTTAATAAGATTGATAACGATCTTGTGACAGAGTTTATTAAGCTAGACTTTATAGTATCATCCCATATGCTAACCAGAACTGTTAGTAATATTGTAAGGTTTAGACTAAAGCACGAGATTGTTGATGGCCTTATTATGTTTACTGCAAAGGATATTGAGGAGTACTTAGTTGATAATATTGATGTTATCGATGATCTAATCGATGATATGTCTGGAATATCCTCTTATATTGTTGATACAATAAATAACAATGAAGACTCTGGTATTTGTATAAATGACAATATGACGTTCTCCGAGCACAACAAGAGTGCTACTGGCCTTAACATCTTAAGTATCACTTCTGATGGATTAGACTCTCTAGCTCTTGTTATATCAGAGAAAGGATTAAACAAGAGCATCAATACCAGTTTGTTTAACAAGGCATCTAAGTATCATGGCGGAGACCTCTTCCACATGCTATATAAGAACGGTGTAGTGAACTTTGTGTTAAGCCTCTTTCCAGAAGAGTTAATAACTGAAGATGAAGTCACAGCTTAACAATGGCGCTTCTGGTTTTGGTGGTGTTGACAGAGAGCAGTCTTTCCTAAAGTCAGAGGTTCATGCTGATATATTAAGTGGCTGTAACGCCAACTGTAATGGTTGCTTCATACCAAGGAAGAACGGCTCATTCAATCTTGAGATACTATATAACAAGTTGCTTGAGTCTGCGTTCTACCCTGATGAGATAACAATAGGTCCGACAGATATATTTGATGCTATAAACTTTGAAGAGGTCTTAGAGGACCGTTACCTTCAAAAGCTGTATGACATATCAGGTATCTCATTTACATCCGCGTTAAAGCAGGACTACAACCTTATCAAAGAGAAGCACAAGAGGTTGTGGGATGTATCTGAAGAGCCTGACATAGACTTTAAGATTGTTGTGGATATAAATAGCTACCTTTTAAATGGGTTAGACGATAAAAAGCTAGGACTATTTAAAGAGGGTTCTGTACAGTTCAGGGTTAACTATCATAAGGGTATGTTCGATAAGATATCTTATAATGATTTGGCCTATCAGATACATGACAGATACAACTCACCAATTGTTGTTGTTCCTAACTTCTTTGTGAATAACAATAACACTGGAAAGGTCTCGGAGATGCTTGTAAACTTTAGAAAGGACTTAGAAGGTCAGGAGATAGCCCCAGAGTTTCTAGGGTGGTACACAATGTTTGATTCTAAGTTTAACTCTTATGGTTGTACTAACTACTCGTTCTATAACAACAAGTTCTTTATAAGCCCGTTTATATTCGACGGGGTTCTTCAGAGAGATAACTTGTTTGAAGTTGACGACCTTAACTCATGTAATGTAGCTAGTAATATAGTACTGACTGGTGACACTGAGTGCGGAGATTGCCAATGGATAATATCTTGTTCTGAAAGGAACGTTCCGTTGTACATGAGGTCTCGTGGTATTGAGACTTGTATAATCCCAAAGAGGTATATGTATGCCAATAATCAAAAATAACCTGTATTACGAGCTTACCTCTGAAACAAAGACCAAACCTGTCTCTGCGATTAAGATACAAATGGATGTATTGGATAGGTGCGAACACAGCTGCTCTGGCTGTTTTGTAAACAGAAGAAACAACGCCCCGTCTGACAGCGACCTTGCAGGGTTTATGTCTAGAGTTAAGAGTATGACAGAAGAGGGTTTATTAGTAGATGAGATACTAATCGGCCCTACCGACTTCTTATCATCTAGTAACTTTTATGATATTCTTTCTAATAAAGACCTTTTAAAGACTATTAATGATAACTCACCAATACTAGCCTTTGTAACAACGCTTATGGGTGGGGATATACTTAAGTTCTGTAGCTTTATTACAAAGAACATTAATACCGATACAGAGATAGAAATAGGAATAGCAACAAATCCTGAGACGTTAATGGATATCGGGTATATAGAGGATGTTAAATACAAACTGTCTATCTTGAGCGACAATCTTGAACACGATATAACCTATACATTCTTACTGAACATAGAAGACCGTGAGATAGACTACCAAAGGATACACAACCATGTCACAAGCATGTTTGACACAACCTTTGATCTAATACCATCAGTTGCGAGAAGTGGTAACAAGAAGAAGATACTCGACAGGATAGAACAGGTCAACTCCTTCTTTAACAATTTGCCATCTAGTTCAGGCACTAATAACATAATGATTGACCATTCACACTCTGGTAACAACTTTAAGGTCTTGAACTTTAAGAGGGGTGACTGGTACATATCACCGTTCTTGTACGAGAATATGGCTATTTACGACGATATGTTTAAAGTCAATGGTATACAAGACTTTCACAACAAAGTTGTAGAACAGTACTCTCACGAGACTGAGTGTACAAATTGTGACTTTTTAACATCTTGCGCTTCAAGAGGCATTCCAATGCTGATGAAGTTCTTAGAGACCGAGAGTTGCATTTGTCCAAAAGAGAATATGATAAAAAACAAGTATGCATTAAGCCATGCTGCAAATAGTATGTACGATTGGTCTGATTACAGTGTAGAGTCGGATAAGGCAGGATATAGGAAGAAATTCTTGGTCCATGAAGATAATATAAAAGACCTTGATAGGTTGAAAGAGATATATGAGAGTAGGAGATAATATATGAGTATGCAGGAATCTTATTGCAAGGCTATGAGATATTCGGGACCAGAATCATTAGCACTAAAAGACCAAGTTAAGTTTGATGTTCTGATAAGTGTAGAGTTGCTCTCAGGATGTGACCACGGGTGTACAGGTTGTTTTGTGGATAAGCACAAGCCAAAAAGCTTGGCACAACCATTGCTGGAGGAAGCTCAAAGGCTTGCCGATGGCGTAAAGGCCTCTGGTTTAAACCTAAGAGAGTTCGTATTGGGTCCTACAGATTTCTTTACAGCATCAAACACTATAGATGTTCTAAACAACAGTATTACACAAAAGATTATGCGAGAGCATGAGAATGCTAGAATCGCAACACCAGCTAAGTTTGACTTTGTTAATGATGTGAAATTCAAAGAGATATTTAAGATTCTTGATAACCCTGAGAACTATAGGGAAGACATGATTATGGAGTTTATCATGCCTGTTGAGAATCCTGAGACAATGCTTAATAATGAAGAGTACTTTGACGCTGTTATGCGTAGGATTGACTTCTTTAAGCACAATACGCCAAAAATGATAGACTGGTCATGGACATTACAGTCTTCAGCACTGGTGGGTAAAAAGACATCAAAAGAACAATACAACAAAATGCTTGACAAGTCTCTAAACGATTACGGAACCATCTTGGAGATGAACCCGGCATTCTCAAGAGCACCAAGACACAAGCAGAAAGAAAACCTACTAGCTTGGAATAGTTTCCTGTCAAGGGTTATCGATGATGATAATTATGACAAGGCAACAATGTCTATGGCTAACCTTAACTGTAACTCAATGAACTTTATTGGGCTAACAGTTGTTATGGGTAAAGATGGGCCAGAGACACACCTGAATGTGATGTTGCATGAGCAAGCGTTCTTCTTAACAAATGAAGGTACAAATGTAACCGGCCTTAGTTTTGAAGAAATTCTTGATAGACGCAACAGTCTTATCCTTGACGGAATTAAAAACCTGTCAATTCATCCGTTGTATAAAGACTCTCCATATTTAATCTCTATGGCTAATAGGTTGCTATGGGAAGCTATAAAGGCTATGGACTTGTCTTTAGATGAAGAGATAGTGCCAAGCGACGTGTTGGCAAGGTATAACCCTTCAGAGAGGGGTGGTCATTTATGGAATGAAGACGCCTTGAAGTATATGACGGACGAGTTAGACGTAGTATAATGCTAGACATAATGAGGATAAAAATAAATGAACAATACTAGAATATTACTAGAAAACAAAAGACCCCTCATTGGAGAAATAGAGCTTACACTATTTGAAAACTGTCATCTTAATTGTTCTTTTTGCCATCATGATAAAAAGTCAACAGTCGGCTTAACCGAGAAGGAGATACTGTCAAAGGTATCTCTTGTTGAGGAGCATCTTGTAAAGCTTAGGGATTCTGTTGATATTGTTCAGATAAACATGGTTGGTGGAGAGTTGCTTCAAGATAGGCACTCGCACCTTTATGAAGTCTATGAAAGGCTGATGGACGAGATAATGGTTGTTTATAAAAAGCACGACTATGATATAAAGGTTGTATGGGTTACATCGTTTCAATTCTCCAAAAGAGAACTAGTTAAGACAATGCTTGATAACATGGTCGCAAAAGGAATTCCGTCTTACTTGATAGCTTCTTATGACTTTGATGGAAGGCCTGTTAAAGGCCCATATGCAAAGAATATAGATTACTTTGCCGACTACATCATCTCTATAAACATGGTGGCCACTACAGAGTCAATACATAAGTTTATGGCTATGTCTTTGACTGGAGACAGTTACTTTGAGTACCTGTATGAAAAGTTCGATAACTTCTACTTTGATGACTACATACCAGATAAAGGTGAGGACCACCAGATACCATCTGACTCGCTATACCTTAGGTTTTTAAAGTTTGTTTATAAGAATTATCCAGACATCGCTCCATTCTCTGGACTAATAAGAAACGACAACAATGAAATGCATTGCATGGCGCTAAACAAAGTCACTATCTTTCCTGACAATACTACATCTAATTGTAGATGGGATAGGTATGATGAGTCTGACTTTAACACTCCTTTAGACAGAAAAGACAACACCTCCATGATGCAGAACTATATGGACGAGTACGGTTGCCTGTCTTGTAAATGGTATAATAAGTGTGGGTTTAGGTGTTACACTCAATGGGATTGGAAGAACAGAATAAGAGATCTTCCTGACTGTGTTATGAGAATGTGGTTCAACTACATGGAGTCAAATGAAAATATTTTACATAAAGACGACAGAGACGTGCAACCTTAACTGCTCCCACTGTTTTACTAGTGGTATAAACGGGAGGAAGATATACTTTGATCCTGTTGCCACTGCTAGCTTTGTAAATAACTTTGCAGATGAGCAGATACACATAGACTACCATGGTGGAGAGCCGTTCTTAGCGCCCTTAGAGGATATGCGTACATTTTACAAGCTTGTGTCTGAAAAGAATAAAAAAGCATCTTTTGGAGCTACTACTAACCTCACACACAAGCTCACGCCAGAGAAGTTGTCATTCATACAAAATGAATTATCAAGTAGAATAGCAACATCTTGGGACGAGGGAATTCGATGGGCAAATGTTAGGCAGTACGACCTATGGAAACATAACGTGCGCTTACTAGTTGCTTTGGGTGTTGATATAAAGTTGTTTGTGTCAATGAATACGCAACTTATAAAGCGAAGCCCCACTGGTGTTTTAGCCTTGTTTAAAGAGTTAGGTTTAAGAGAGGTTGCTTTTGAGAGGCTCACACACGATGGGTCTGCTGAAAGAAACCCCCACATATTCCCAACTAATCGCCAAATAGATGATTGGATATGGGAGATGCATCAGGTTAATGACAGGGGTTACTTTAATAACGTACTTCTCGAATCGATTTACGCTAAGTTTGAGGGCGGCGGCAACAGGAACTCCACCTTTTGCAGAGGCTGTGAAAAGATAATGTTTACGATTAATGCAGACGGGACAATAGCCGGTTGCCCTAATAGCGCACCCACTAGTCATTATGCCCACATAGGTGATGACATAGACAGTATACTGAACCATGAGAAAAGAGGCTGTATGATAGCCACAGAGGCTCTTATAGACCCGAGATGCATACCGTGCGAAGTTTTCGGACAGTGCGGTGGTGATTGTTACAAACTAGATTGGGACACACAATGTCCCGCGCCTAAGAGGTTAATGTATGGACTTAATAATAAAACCGACAGAGCTGTGCAACTTCAAGTGCACCTTCTGTAGTAGCTCAAACATATCGGAAGATAGTGCCAAGTTACTAGATATCAACGAGATATTTAAGTTTCTTGACGAGCACCCAGACACAAGAACCGTTATAGTAAATGGTGGAGACCCTTTGATGGTCAAGCCCGAATATTACTATCAGATAATAGACTATCTTGACGAACACGACATGGACACATCTATATCGTTTACAACCAATCTATGGCCTTTTTATAAGACTAAAAAGTGGGATGAGTTGTTCAAACACCCTAGAATGGCCGTAACGACATCTTTCCAATACGGAGGTGGCAGACTCAAGGGTGACTACTCTATGTTCACAGAAGAGGACTTCTGGGGCGTTTCAGACTCAATGTTAGATAGAATAGGTTATAGACCAGATTTTATCGCTGTTGTGGTTGATGGTGAGCAAGACATAGCTATTGACAATGTTAAGTTAGCAAAAAAGATGGGTGTAGAGTGTAAGCTCAATTATGCCATGGCCTCCGGCTCACAAGGTAAACCACTATTACTTGCTGATATATATAGTATATATTTAGATATATATGACCAAGGTCTAGAGGAGTGGGAGTACAACACAAAAGACATAATAAAGTCTATGGCTGGAGAAGATACAACCTGTCCAAGAAATAGAAAGTGTGACGAAGGTATCAGATGCATACAACCAGAAGCCGACCAATACACTTGCGGATCTTTTGCCGATGACAAAGAGTATCCTATAGGTGACAACTTTAGAGACGACCCTGAGTTGTTATCGATGAACAACTGGTGTTTTACTTGCCCATTGTTCAATCTGTGCAACGGCTGCTCTAAGACTATAAAAGACCATAAGAGGTTTGATATGCAAGGTAGACATTGTTTTGAAATGAAGCAACTTGAAGGTAGGCTTCTTAGCATGGAAATAAGATGAATAAAAAAGTTAAGTTACTGAGTGCTGGCAATAGGTTCTTTTACATCGATAATGATGGAAGAGATTTTGAGTTAACAAAAGCTGAGGCTGTTATTAAGGTCTGTGAAGGGTTTTTTGTTGTTAAGGTAGAGGGGTTAGAGTCAGTTCATAAGTGGGGAAAGTCTGTACATGCTTTTATCTCTCCAGCTGGAAGCGCTTCATTCGATACACACACTGACGATGTGAACCTAGTAATAGCTAGCATAGAAGGTACAAAGTTTTTTGAGGTGTACGGAGAGACTGTAGAGATTAATGAAACATCTTCTTTATATGTGTCCGCAGGTAGCCCTCATAGAGGTGTTAATAGGTATGACTCAATAACACTAAGTATTGAAGTATGAATATCTCAATCAACCCCTCATACTTCTGCAACTTCAGTTGTAAGTTTTGCTACTTAACACCTGAACAACTTAACGACCAAAAGAGGATAGACTTAAGGGTTTTGGACAGCCTATTAAAGCAAGTCCCCAAGATAGACTATATAGACCTTTATGGTGGTGAAATAGGAGCACTAAGTTCAACATATTTTAAAAAACTAAAAAAGACTATAAGGAAGCACTATAAGGGTGAGATAAACATCATAACTAACTTCTCCATGCTTAGTGATAACTTCTTTGCTGATGATATATCCCTTTCGGTGTCGTATGACTTTACCGGAAGAGAGAGACATGCACAAGTATTCTCTAATATGCTAATGTCTCCTAAAAGGTATTCTGTATTGCTATTAGCTACAGAAGACGTTATTAAGATGGATGTTGATTCAATGGTTTCTCAGTTCAACATATTGCGTAACTTGGACAGCGTAGAGATTAAACCATACTCTATAAATCAAGCCAACTCCTTCAATGTAACTCATAAGGATTATGAAGACTTTGTGATAAAGTGGCTTGAATGTGATGTTCCAAAAGGCTTTACCTTTGGCAACAAAAGAAGTATTGAAAAGTCGTTAAAGAAGGAGTACAACGCATTCTCTGATGACCATATATACATCACGCCTAATGGCAAGTTTGGTGTATTAGATTTTGACAAGGATGACAAAGAGCTATTCTTAGAACTTGATAACTTTAAAGAATACCTCGAATGGTGTGAGCGTGAAAAGGCTGAGCTTTCTGATATATGCAATAGTTGTAAGTATCTTGGAACTTGTCTGACAGAGCACTATAGATATGTAGAGAATCTAGATAACTCTTGTAATGGATACATAGGGTTGCTGGATTATTACGACAAAGAACATATGGAATAAATATGAAGGACTGGAAAATTAGACAAGAGATGTATCACAGAATGAATGATGATTTCGGAGATGATCTTTCAGATAAGGATATTCAATATAGGTACGACACGATAGTTGGGGATTGTGTTGATTACATTAAAAAACCCAAAGAAGATACTGGCTGGATGTATCCTGCTAAGTCATATGTAGTTGCATTGTGCTATGCACAGTGGATATCAGAGGATTTTAAAGAAGACTTTAACGAGCTTATTAATGACCCTGACCTACTTTATAACAACGACCCTCACTTCGTAATATACAAAGACAGCGAAGATGAGTACAAAGGTATTATAGAGAAGATGGGTTTGCCGTTACCGTTTACCGGTGTGGTCCCCGATATAAGAAAATACTACGAGAGAGAATTCATGCTAACACCAATGGAGAATTATGAGCATTAGAGAAGATAAATGGCACCTAAGTAGATCGGTAAGCATTAGCCACCTACTGACGACAGGGGCTTTAATATTTGGGGCCTTAATGTATGTTACAGATATAAGGCAAGACATTGCGGTGATGCAGGCAGAGCAGAAGCATATACAGCAACAGATCGTTACCATTCAACAGGATAATAAAGAAATGTTTGCGTCCATCGATGATAAGCTGGATCAAATGATATCGATTATCCATAACTATCGAACGGAGAATTTACGATGATGAAGAAAATAAAGCTATACCTACTACTTACAGCCATTGGTTCAACTGGGTTATTCGCTGGTTATAGCTGGCTGGAAGGTGTTGTTACTGATGCTTTTATTACGGTAGGCACTGACAAGGTAGAAGAGGTAGTTAAGCAGAAAGCTGAAGACAGGTTAAAGGAGAAGCTGGGTGACCTACTTGAGAGCGCATTACAATGAAGATCGACACGCCCACACTATTAACCTTGGCTGGAATTATTGGGGGAATAGTGTTCACTTACGGACAATTAACCAACAAAGTCAACAGCTTAGAGTACCTGAAAGAGTTGTCAGACACAAACATGAACAGGGTTATTGTGCTGGAAACAAAGATTGAAGCCGCACAGACGGCTTTTGAATTATACATAGGGGGACAATAATGTTTGGACTACCAATTGAGATTTTGACGATGCTCGCAAGTACACTTGGGGGTGGCATAATGAAGATGTGGAGTCAGTCACAGGCTGACCTTGCTGACGAGAGAAACCATCGTAAAGAACAATATATGAACGTAGAGGCTAGTATGGAAAGGGCAGGTAAGCTCAACACTCCAGAGGCGTCTTGGGCTAAGAGATTCTTAGTCGTATCATTCATGGCTATGGCCGCTTACATACTAATTGCACCCGCACTAGGAATGTCAACTGTCGTACCAGTAGAGGTTACCTCTGGATTTAAGTTCTTGTTCTTAGATTTTACAAATACAGTTACAGAATATGTTAGCCTAGAAGGCACAGTAGTTCCAGAATGGCTAGGACATGCAATTATGGCAGTCGTAGGCTTATATTTTGGTCAATCTATAACTAGACGTTAAGGAGTCGATATGTCTTTTACTAAAACACCAGAGGTTGATTTCTCATCCGTAGGTTTAATTACAGATGTTCCGAGTCACTCTCTACCTCAAGGGGCATGGAGTGACTGCTTAAATATTAGATGCAAGGACGGTAGTGTTCAAGGTGTTAATGTATTTGAAGATGGATTTCCTTTATTCACTAGTTCTAACACTGGTATTCGAGACGGAAAGGCCATGGCGGTCACCCAGTTCTTGGAGGCCGGTGGTAACAACCTTGTAATAGCTTACATCGTAAAGGATGCTAGTGGAGATGGTCACGTTGTAACGTACAACACAGGAACCTCAACATACTTAAACCTTACTAACGCGCTTACACCTAATCAGTTTACCTTTGATGACAGATACCCTCCACAGATTTATGTGTTCAATGAACTGTTGATTGTTAATCCAGCTAACGATGCTCCTCCAATGTTTTCAGACGATGTGAACACAGCAGGAAGTCTTGTTACGCTACCAAATTGGCCTAGTGATTCTCATGGTTCAAAATTAGTAACAAGAATATTAAAGCCATTCAACAATAGATTGATGGCTATGAATATATTTGAAGAGCACCAAGCAACAGCGGACGACGATGAGTTTCTTCCTATTGATATTTTATGGTCATCCCACATAACTGGGATTGGAAGTATAGATGCCGTAGAGTGGTCTTACGATGGTATTAACACTGCTGGCGATGCCTTTGCAGTTGAGACGCCCGGCAAGATACTTGATGGTGGTCAGCTAGGAGAATACTTTATTGCTTATAAGACAGATGCTGTCATAAGGGTTAGAGAGACTGGTGACACATACGTACTAGCTTTTGAAAGTATCTTTGAAGATGATGGTATTTACTCTGCAAGATGTTTTGCTAATATAGGAAACGCACAGCACTTGGTTATTGGAAACTATGGAGTGTACCTTCATGATGGTCAATCACAGAAAGAAGATATTGCTAAAGGATTATTCCAAGATGTAATGTTTAACTCTGTAAAGGCTACTAAGAAGGACAAGTCGTTCTGCTTCCAACAGACTAGAGATAAAGAAGTGTGGTTTTGCTTCCCATCTAAAACTATTAGTGGCGATGGTTGTGACAGGGCTTTTGTATTTGACTATAGCACTAGAAAGTTACACTTAAGAAGTTTGCCAAACATATCCGATGCTTTTGAAACAGAGCAAAATGGAGAGCTTAAGATTTATGCAGCTAAAGAAGGTGCTGCGGCTGAAATTCAAACACTATCAAGTACGGTGTTTGAGGAAAATGGATTCTTCATAAGGGTTAATGATAACTACAAAGACAGTGCATATAAATGGATAAACGCTATCCATCTTGATTCTATGAATAGTGTACAGATTAGTGTAGTTGGAACCAATAGTATCACTGATACTGCGGTATACTCTTTACAGACATTTAATCCCACTACGGATTATAAGTTAGACTTTAGAACGTCTGGACGTTATATGAATATTAAGGTGCAAATGTTAGGGGCTTCAAACCCATTATTAGGCAGGATGCAATTTGAATTAAAGGTTGCTGGAAAACGATAAAAGGATTACAATATGGCTAAGATTTCAGAAACGGAACTTCAGAGAAAACTAAGAAACGCTAAAACATCCTCTGGAACCACTGGAGGAAGAACTGCTGTTCAGAAGGACGGAGTTTGGGAATACACAAGCCCTGTTATTTATACGGCCTATGCCGATAATATTACTAATCGCTCAACAACCGGTAAGATTCCATCACAAGCAGATGCTGCGGGATTCCAATTGGAGCCGCATGATGCTGGTGGAGAACTGTTAGACTGGAGAGGGCACTTGTTCTCTACAAGTATTTATGAGTCCGGAGATCCAACTGATTACACATGGGAGTTGGCCGACTATACTGGTGTTACAACATCTTTTGAGAGAAGCTATACAACATCTACTAAACTACTAGTTGACGTTGGAAACCCAACCTTTCCGGGAACTGGCATAACTTGGACGTCAATTGCGTCTAACCTAGCCCTTCCAGATAATGCTTATTTTGTAGCAGAGAGGTACACAATTAAAGGAGCAACTTCAGCGTGGATGGTTTATCCTGTTGCTGTTGAGGAGAATGGCTTTGGTCTAATTCCTTACACAATAACTGGTAGAGATGCACCAGCCCTTAATAGTGCTCAGTGGAACACAGATACTTTAACAGCTGTTACTTCTTTTACTGGAAGAACATATTCAACTATTAAAGAGTTCGGATATGGAACAACTATTGTTATTACATACGATGATGGAAAGCTATATGGGCTACTTAAAAAGGTCAGTGGCACTGCATCTTTTGTTGCTCCTGTGGATTACATCGACGGTGCTTTACTTGTAGATACATCAATCATTGCAGACAAGATTGCCAACAACGCTATCACGGTTAATAAGATTCTTAACGACTCTATTAACGCTGATAAGATTGCTGATAATGCAGTCACTACAGCAGCGATTATTAGCAACGCCATCAATTCAGATAAGATAGCTAACAACGCTGTAACATCTAATGAGATAGCTGCAAACACTATTGTTGCTAACAATATACAAGCTAACGCAATAGGTGCTAACGAGATAGCTGCAGATGCTATCACTGCTAATGAGATAGCCACAGACGCTGTTACGGCCAACGCCATTCAGGCAGGATCTGTTGGTGCTAATGAGATAGCTGCAAATAGTATCACAGCAGGTGAGATAGCTGCAGACGCTATCACTGCAAGCGAAATAGCTGTAGACGCTGTAGAGGCTTCAAGTATTAAGGCTGGAGCTGTCACAACAAACAAGATAGAGGCTTTAGCAATAACTGCTGAAACTATAGCGGCAAATGCCATCATATCAGACAAGATTGCAACAAATGCTATCACCTCTGGAAAACTATTAATAACCGGAACAGGCAATGTCTCAGAAGTAATCACACCAGCTTATATTGGTGCACCAACTACTGCTGCATTAGCAACTGTAATTGGCGATGTTGCAACTGCACAGAGTACGGCTGACGGAAAGATAAACTCTTACTTTCAGGACGCTGCACCAACTAGTTTAACTGCTAGTGATGAAGGTGACTTATGGACAGACACCCTTGCTGCAAATAACAATGAATCATATAGATGGTCAGGAACCGCTTGGGAAGCTATTGCTGACGGTGGTATCGCAGATGCTATTGCAAGCGCTGCAGCTGCACAAAGTACTGCTGATGGAAAGGTCACAACCTTTTATCATGATGATCCTCCAACTGCTGAAGGTGAAGGTGACTTATGGGTAGACACTAATGATAGTAACAAACTACATAGGTGGAATGGAAGTGCTTGGCTAGATATTCATGATACAACATACTCCTCAATAGGTAGTATTACAGGAGGCATTTCAGCCTCTCAAGTTGCAAATGCTGTAAATACAAACTCAACAACAGTTGATGGCGGAAAGATTACAGCCGCCTCTATTGGAGCTTCACACTTAATTGTCAGTGGCGCAAACGCTGTTGAACTTGATGGTCTTAAAACATTTAGACAAACAACATCACCAACAGCAGAGAATGAAGGCGACCTATGGTATGACAGTGATGACCATAACAAACTATACAGGTGGGACGGCTCTACTTGGGTCTCAAATCAGGACAATACGGTTGCTGACAATATCTATTCGTCTGGCACAACCTATATAAATGGTGGTATTATAACTACAGACACAATTTCAGGCAATCATATTCAGGCTGGAGAGATTGATGCTGGCCACCTTAGTGTTGATTCTGTAACTGTAGATAAGATAAACGTTGATGGGCAATTAGACATTAGCGAATCGACAGGCTCGTTCACTTTTAAGAAGACAAAGTATAGTGATTATTCAACAAACGGTGTCTTCCTAGGAAACAGAACAGGTAGCAACATACCCGTGTTCTTGGCAGGAAGCACTACAAGCTATATCCAAGTGGATGATGGTGGTGTAACTATCGTTGGTGCAGATTTTGCTGACTCAACAACTATTTCAACACCAGCATTGCCTAATGTTCCAACGGAATATAATACTAGTGGTCAATTTACCTTTCCTATCTCTAGTGCTTACGACACGCTAACTTTTGAACTATCTGGTGCAGGTGGTGGTGGTGGTGGAGCTCGTGCAGGTGGTGGTAGTACCTCGGGTGGCGTAACCGGTGGACAAACCAAAGTAGAAATTTTAGATGGTAATGGTGCTGTTGTGAGTGGTGCAACATGGACAGCGAACGGTGGTTCAGGTGGTGGACATAACACAACCGTAGCTTCTACTAGATATGGTGATGATTTTGACGTCTCACCAGTTGACACATTTTTTACAGGTGATGGCGGTACGGGAACCCCTTCAAACCCAAGTAGTGGTACTTCCCATACTGGTAGCGTTGGTGGCGCGGTATCGTCTGGAGGCGAGGGTGGTGCTGATGGCGCATCTTGGTCTGACTTTGATGACGATAGGTTTGGTGTTGGCGGTAGTGCTGGTAGCTTCTCCTCACCAAGTGCTTACACCCTACAAAGTTCTCACCATTCTGTAAGAGTGACGGTTGGAACTGGCGGGAATGGTGGTAGTGGTGCTGCTAGTGGTGGTAGAGGCGCCCATGGTGCCGTTCGTATTTCAGTAACTTTACATTAGGTATAGTCATGTATATAATAACAGATAGAAAGACAGGAAGAGTGTTAAGGACTGGCCTAAGCCGAAGTGAAATGCAAGGCATTATCAATACTTCAATGGACTTCGCTGAAGACAGTGAGCATGGTGTTGTAACTATTGGAATGAAGTACGACAAAAGCTCTAATAGTTTTGTTGACATGACAGATAGTGATGTTAGAGACATTAGGGCTAAAATACTTAAAGATACAGATTGGCGAGCCACTGTTGACTATCCAAACACAGACCAAAGTGCTTGGCTTGAATACAGACAGGCGCTAAGAGATATGCCACAGAATAGCTCTGTGGTATTCCCACAATCACCGGAGGGTGTTTAAAAGATGTATGAGATAAAGCAAGTAGTCGGGGAAGATATCCTGATTAGATACAACAGCCTCAAGGTTGAAATTGATAGGGCGATGGAGCATTCTGACGGAGAGTGGAATGCTTCTCAAATTGTTACTAAATGCATTACTGACCCAGTTAACTTTCATATATGGGAAGTGTGTATAGATGGCTCTCCAGTTGCTATAGCGTCTACTAGGGTTATGTATTACAATAGTTTCACAGCCTTACATATAACAACACTCGGAGGTTCTGGATTGTACAATCACATGACGGACCTAATCGAAGAGTTTGAGGCAAAGGTAAGAGGGTACAAGAATATTGACTTTCTAGAATATACAGGACGGAAAGGGTTTCTTAAACAACTCACAAAGTCTGGTTGGAGAGAGACATACACTACTATGAGAAAAGATATCAGGGGGAATAATGAGTGATTTTGACCTTGGCGAATTCATTCCGCCAGTTAAGTATGACAATACACGACTTCTTAGTTTTTTAAAAGAGAAGGAAGACCTGAGACTTGAGGGTTATCACGCAACAAAGGATGAGGCAAAAGACGAACTAGTGACTGTTGGTTGGGGCTCTACTAGGCGTGTTGGACTTGGCGACAAGATTACAGAAGAGCAAGCTGAAGAGTTTTTTAAACAAGATGTTGGTGATGCTGAAGGGCATATTCGAGATCTTGTTAAAGTACCACTTAACGATAACCAAAGAATGGCTCTTGTGTCCTTGGTCATGAATATTGGTAGACAGAGACTGTTAGATTCAAAAGCTTTAAAGAATCTAAACAATGGAGATTACAAAGGCTTCTTATTTGAAGCTAATGATCCAGCAATGGGTTTTGTAAAGGACAGGAAAGGTGGCGAGATACTTGGCGGACTTCTAAAAAGAAGAGACGATGAAGGGAAGATGTTTAATGGAACCCTTTGGCCAGAAGAAGAGCGTGACTGGCAGAAAGAGAACTTGGGAGCGTTTGACACAACAAACGACAGGTTCGACGAATTATATTTAGGAAACTAGGAGACCTATGCTAAATACAAAAACAAAGATTTATGACGGTGTTACATTCGATATGAGCACTGGAGATGTTATTAGTCACGGTAAGGTTTCTTACGTTGATAGTAACAAGGTGGCTTACACAAAAGGTGGAGACACTACACAAACGACTACGATGGACCCTGCATTAACAGCGGCAGCAACAAAGATGCTTGGCCACGCAAGTACCGCTTACGAAAATGGTGAGCTTGGTGGTGTTGCTGAGTTAAATCCATTAGCACAACAAGCAATTGACCAAGCAGGTGGTGTTGCATCTAATCAAGACCAATTAGCAGCCAACATGATGGCTCAGGCTAACCAAGGCGTTGACCTATCAGGCATGAAGACTAAGTACTCACTTGAGGCTCAACAAGCTCTTGGTGGAAACGCAATGGGCGCTTCTGCAACTGGAACTATGGGTGGTCAAAGAGAAAGGTTTAACCAAGCCGGTATTCAGAACAATCTTGCAGCTAATTTTGCAAGTGTTGACCAGACGGCAGCACAGCAGAACATGGCATTCAACCAAGCGGCTCAAGCAGCTCAAAGCACTGGAATTCAAACATTAGGTCAGGTTGGACAAGCTCAACAGACTTATAACCAACAAGTGGCTGACGCGGAAGGCAAAGCTTTGGAGCAATACGCTCAAACATTTGGTCAGGCTGGCAACTCATTCGGTAAAACTGTTACGCAGACCGGAGGTAAGTAATGAACTGGTCAGACCTTGACCTTGGCTCAGTTTTTGACTATAAAAAATTAGCCGAGATGAAGATGGACGATGAGGTTGTTAAGGGTGTCACTAATAGTGATATTGCAACTAGCGGTATTGGAGCATTGAACTCTGGCAACTGGGGACAAGCTGCGGCTGGACTAGCTGGTAAAGCTGCTGGAACTGCTGTGTTAGGACCAGTCGGTGGTATGGTAGGTGGAGCTGTAGCTAGTTATTTGACACAAGGTCCACAGCCAATGACTATATGGGATTAAGGAGAGTGTTATGACACCAGAAGAATTAGAAAGATTAAAGATGGAAGGTATCAAAGGATATCTTTCAGGAAACCTCTCACAATCAAGAACAGCTGAGATTTCAAATGCTGTACAAGAAGGTTCGGTAAAACAAGTAACCAGTCAAACCTCAGCATTTGATCTAAGCCCAGAAAACAGATTTACACCAATGATTGCAGCACAAGCTAATAACAAAGGTGTGAACACAGAAAACCTTGAAACAGGGAAAATATCTGATTCAATATTTGACCAGATAGGAAAATGGTGGGACGGAGATAAGGCAACTAGTGCTGTAGCAGAATCTCAACCAACGTTTCGACTTAACCCAGAAGCAAACAGAGCAGCATTTGATGCGTTGAACGAAAAGTATCCATCAGCTAACTTTAATATGTACCTCCCGGATGTAGACTGGTCTAGTCCAGAGGCAGAGGCGAAGTTTCAAGCTACTGTTCCAGATAACCTTGCAGTAGACCCTAGAGGGACAAAAGAAGGTATAGTTGTCAATACTACTAACGCTGAGTCTGAGTTGGTAAACCCTAGAGTCACGGCAAGACAGAACGTTCAAGAAAGAGACGCAGCTGTGAAAGCGGATGTGCAAGCATTTGAAGACGTTTTTGGAGAGAGTGGCGGTGATGTTCGTGCAGAATATAATGAACATAAAGACACTATTGAAGCTCTAAGCGGACTACAAGAGAGATATAATGCTCTGACCCCTGCTCAACAGAAAGGTCGTGTTGGATTGGGATTATTAAAGAGGATTGAAGACCTTTCGGTTAATAAAAGCGAAATAGAAGAAAGTATTTTTGAAACTGAAGAGGCTGTATATTCTACTAAGGTTGATACTAAGCAGAAAGAAGAAGCCAAACCAGCGGCCACAAAAGAAGAGGTTTATAGCGGTTTAGGCGATGCAGCAAAGAGCTATCAAGTTCACACCGACGCAGGTGATGCTGAGGGTCAGGCGAATGTTGAAAATGGAATCATTAAAGAGATCGAGAGAAACAAAGGCGACGAAGGCTTCTTAGACAAACTAAACTCTTGGATTGTAGATAACCCTGCATTAGCCAGTGGTATCGGAAATGCCCTTGTTGGTTTTATTTCAACAGGTAGCGCCTATAAAGCTTTAGGTCTTGGTATTCAAGGCTATATAAATGGTGTTGGCAAGGCTGACGCAGACAAGAAGGCATGGGACAAGATTGGTAGAGACTTGATGATTGATGATGGAGCCACACCGGCTTCTGTCAAGAAATATCTAAAGACTCAGAACATTGAGGACCTTGTATTCTCTAAAGCGCCTCCTGAGATTAAATCAGACTCTCACGGCTCTAAGTGGGTTGGCGGAAGAAGGTATGAGTTTTGGAATACCCAGCAAGGTATATGGATTAGAAACCCTAATGGAACAGGTTATATTCCAGCAAAGTATTTGTCTGAGGACTTTCAAAGGTATCCAGACTTTGACAAATCAATACACACAAAGAAAGGTAGAGATGAAGCTCAAAATCAATATGCCAAGGAACAAGCCAACATTGTAAGCAATGTTATGATAGATTCTGGAGTGCCAACTCATAAGGCAAACGCTCTTCATACAAACCATATTGGAAACGCAATAGATTCGCTACGCACAGCATACGGGCTTGACTTTACAGACCCAGCAACCAGAAACGCTGCTGGCATGGCGATGCAGAGCCATGTTAACTCTGAGGCCGCTAGGTGGCATACCTTTAAAGATAAGCACGATGAAAAGGAATATCACAAGTTCAAGTGGGATACTAACTATAAAGCCGCTATTGAGAAAGGGATGATTAAACAGCAGCTTGCTAGTAACTCTCTTCCACAGGAGATATTGCTTAACAAGGATGGCGAAGTTGACAAGAAAGGTACTTCAAAGTTGTACAGGAAGATTAACAACTTTATTAACCACCCAGACAACAAAGGAAAGACGCAAAACCTTGGTTCTGCAATTAAAACCATTTATAACGAATGGGTTACAGAGGTTCATGGTGGAAACAAAGAAAACGCTTTGAAGCACAACAAGGGAGAAAGTGCATTTTTAAGGTGGGCTGATGAACACGCAGACTTTGTGATTGAACCACCTGAAGACAAATAGGCAACACTAATACCGGAGAATACATGGCAAACATTAATCTAGCAGCGCGTGATGACACCTTTATTGATACAGAGGTTGGCAAATATGCCTTTATTGATAACGATACAATTAAAAATGATGAGGGACACTCTGTTAGACTAAAAGGCTTAGCAGGTCCAGAGACATCAAAGTTTCTTAAGCACGATGGACTGTTTGGCGATGAGTACTCTATATCTTCCGGTCAATACAAGGGAGACCTTAAGACAAAACAAGTAGGTCAGATTGCAAATGAAGGTGGGTACAACAAGCTTGTACTCACTGGCAATCAAACTCATGGAAGAGATGAGGGTGACCTTGTGAACGAGGAGGGTCAAACACTCTCTGACAGGCTTATATTCGAGGGCATTATTGACCCAGCAACTAATGAGGGCCTAAAGAAAAGCGAGCTTGGAAGAATACATAGAGCATTAAGTGGCGAAGGTGATGACATATACTCTCAGGCACGTGCAGAGGAAGCTCAGAAAGATAGAGAGCAGTTTATTGGCTGGAAAGGGCAAGCCATTGATGAACAAGACCTTATGGAGTACAATCAAGCAAGAGGCTTGGTCTCTGACGGTACTTGGGGTCAGTATGTTCAAAACTCAGTTCAATTCAGGTCTAACGATAGAGATATAAACAACCAAGCAAACAGTGCATTCTCTACAGGTCTTGAATCAGGTCTTAATAACATCGCCTCGTCTGCTTATGGCTTTGCCAGCCTTATTGGAGATATGGTTAATAATGAAGAGTTGTTCGACTGGGGTCAAAGAAATGCAGAGCATTATGAGATTGAGAATGAACAGTTAGGTCATTATGTAAATACTATTGGAGATGTTGATAGTCTTGTAGACTTTGGAAGATACACAGCTGGAATGTCTGGACAGATGATTCCGTATCTTGTTGGCTTATTTGGCGCTACAGTTGGTGGTATTGCAGTTGGTACTGCTACTGGTGTAGCCGCTCTAGGAACAGGTATAGCTGTTGGTATCCCTTCAATTATCTATGCTGGTGAATCATACCAAGGAATGGAAGGAGACATGACTGAGCGCGGTGTTGGCTGGGCTTTGTCAGCAGGTGTTGCTGCGACTCTTTTAGATAGGGCTGGACTAAGAGGTATGCTAGATGTTAAAGACGTCTTGTCAAAAGATATTACTGAGCAATTAGTAAAGTCATATGCAGCTAAACAAAACATACCTGTAGATAAGGCAAGAACATTTTTACAACACCAAGCCAATGCAAGAGTTGTTAATGCTTATGCAAAACTCAATGGTATTGGATTCGCTGAAGCTAAAAAGAAGATTGGAGACATAACTGCTGACATTCAACAAGAATTGATTAAGTTCTTAGGAGACAAGGCGTCACTAACACTTAACAAAAGACTTTTGGCTAAGCAAGCAGCTAAATCTTTTGGAACTTCTGGTGTTAAAGAGTCATTCACAGAGATGGGTCAAGAGGGTTCTATATACGCATCACAGGTTTTAGGTTCTCAAAAAGAATTTAATTCTGACGAGTTGCAAGACATCCTTATAAACTCAGCTACTGGTGGCTTTATACTTGGTGGCGGCATTGGTGGATTCCACGGAACTGGGTCATCTTACGCTAAATTTCAACAAGCCAAAAGAAACATAAGTGTTTCAGATGGGTTTCATGATAGAAACTTTTATGGAAACAACACAGAGGTTAACTATCAGACTATAGTTGATCTGGCTGACAAAGAGTTTGAAAGAATCAAGGCAGAAAATCCTGATGTAGATATTGATGTTACAAAAGAAGGTGAGAAAGATTATAAAGAGGGAACTCTACTAGACTCTGTTAAAGAGAAAGGCGTAGTTAAAACAGCCAAAGAGTTTCCCGGTAGGTTTGCTAGAAAGTTTGGTGAGATTATTCAAGATAAGGCAGACGGCCTGTCTGATGACGCCAAGTTTACTTTGTTTACATTGCTAGATAACTTTGCTCCATCTAATACATCACATATGGCTGGAGTAAACTTTGGAAAGCTAAAAAGATCTTTGATTGGAAGTCTGAATAGAGAGGTTGGTAATATAGAAGCTAAGCTTATTGCCAAGATAGGAAAGAGGGTCAACAAAAAGTCTAAGCAAGATGTTTCTGATATGCTAGTTGCATTTCAAAGACTTCAAGAGAAGAAAGGTGAAGAGCCACTTACTGCTAAAGACCTTCCTGAGAATCTTAAGCCACATTTAGATGAATTGCACGATGCTAGCAATAAGATAAATCAAGCCACAGACACTCTTCTTCAGATTGTTGAAAGACAAACAGGTACAAAGGTTGGAAGACAGGGTAATTACTTTAGTAATGCTGTTCAGTTAGATATTGATAAGATAATCAAAAAGAAAGCTAAGTTCATTCAAGATGTTTTAATAATTCATTTAGGAATGACTCAAGCTGACGCTTTGCAGTTTTATGATGACCTTGTTAACAGTCCTAAAGGGTACGACCCAGAAAAGCTAAAAGAACTTGGGTTTAAAAACACATCAGGTCCTCAGAATCTAAAGAGAGCAAATGCTGGTCTTAAGAATTTTAAAGATATTGATGAGTTTACTTATGACAATAAGTTTGACCAGTTGGTTGGTATAGTTGAGAACAATATTAACTACGCCATTGATACTAAGTATCTTGGAAAGAACAATGAGAAGTTAGACAAGGCTCTTCAGGTGCTTAAACAACAGATGGGAGACCAGTGGGATCCTAGAATTGCAACTTGGATTAAAGATTCAATTGCTGCTGAAAGAGGTGATTACAAGCCTGTTAAGAATAAGTACCTAAGAGAAATGCAATCTTGGATATCTTGGTATAACGCCACTACTCAGCTAAACACAACTCTTCTAGCGTCACTACCAGAGCTAGGTATGGTTATGTTTGGAAAGAGAGCTAAGTCAAACAACGAGTTAATATTAGACGCCAC